TTATCCGGCGGCCAGCAGCAGCGGGTGGCCATCGCCCGCGCGCTGATGATGGAGCGATTCAAAAGCATTGTTTCCCACTGCCTTTGCCAGTGCATCCCAACGGCGATCCCCCTTTGAAGTACGGCGTTTGTTTAGCCAACCGAACAGCGCCGCGAGAACTATTGAAATCACAACCCACGCGATTTGCTTAATTTCATTGATGCGCTGCGGTTTATCGGTTGTGGTGGATAACATCCCGTTAAAGCTGTCTGGAGTCAGATTCAGTGCATTAGAAAACCAGCGAAACCCACCGCTGATGTTAAGAGCGAAGGTAAGGAAGCCGCCAGCGAGGAAAAAGACAATTCCCCATGCAGCCACAAAAAAATAAGCGTCCCAGCCATTGGAACGCTTATATCTATAACGTGTTGAAAGTGATAGGTTTACATATATAAAACCACTAACCAAAATCACTGCTAAAAGTAATGTTGCCATTATCGGGTTCTGTAATAATATTTTGCTTTAACAGTGCTCGTTTTGATGCCTTCAAGCTTATCCATCTGATCTCGGATGGCTTTTATAGCTTCTTCGTTGGACAAATCTACGGACACAAAACCATCTTTACTCAGATTGAGCTTGTCCTGGTTCTCTTTCAGAACCCGTGCCAAACGTTCAACTGGATTACCCAGCTTCAATGCGGCGATACTTGACATAACCCCTCCTTCTTATACGGCGCGGAAGTGTACACTTCGTCACCAGCAACCACAACAGCAAGTTCCTTATAACTAAGACAACCGTTTTAACTGTTGGTTGCGTTACTTAACTTAAGTTCATTGCCCCTAATCGCGCAAGATGTTTCTGCCTTAAACCACTGCATTTAGCATATATAGTGCCTCTTATGAGAAGCAGGCACTAACAAAGGCAATTTCTAACGCCTCGCACGGCTCGTTGTTCAACCTTGCGGACGGTAAAAGCCAGTTTTATCGTCCGCAACGTTCGCTAATGCACCCAGCTGTCGTCTTCCCAGACCTGCTGCATAATTTCCATTACCCGCTGCTTATCCTCATCAAGTTTTAAGCCGGTCAACTCGATACCGTTGGCACTGCCTTTGCGAATGCGGATCGCCGTCTTGGGATACAGGGGGCGCAGATTGCGGTAAAGCTCGGATTCAAGGGCGTCCAGGGTTGACTGGCTAATCTTCTGCTCTTTATCGATCATTATTTCAATGCGCATAAAAGTCACCTCAGCTGATGACATCCATTGAGCGGTTGTATTCGTGGGTTCTGATTTTTGCCATGAGTTCATCTGTCAGTTCAGAAACCCATTGCAAAGCCAGCCCCTTCTCTTCATCACTACACTCACTAGCCGCTACAAGCCTAAGAAAAAAATCAATGCGCTGGAGCTTCAAAGACTCCAAAAAATAGTCCTGCATCTTTCCTCCTATGACACCACACGCAACACTGTATGCATAACCAATGTTTATATTTACAGTATATAATAATCTTACTGATGTAAAACGTTTTTTTACGTTCATCAGCCTGATATGCCTGGTATTATTAAGAGCACGAATTGTTAACCCGCGTAATTAATACAGGTTCCGCCACTTATCATCTTCCTGCAAACGCTGGTTCCGATAGAAGATACGCAGGCCTGCTCCTGACGGAATACTGCCACCGCGAAGGAGCAGATCGACCTCTTTCTCGCTGCCATCAAATCCTCTGGACTTCAGTTCATAGACGAGCTGCTGACGCTGATGCTCTGTAATTCGCTGTTTGTAGTCTTTACGCCGTTTCGGTTTCACCAGGCGTAACCTTGCTGCCAGTTCCCAGCGCTCTTTTTTGCTCATACTGTGCAGGTAATCGTGCAACTCCTTGTCATCCATGCGGGTGATCTCCGTTCTGGTATCCCCATCAGCTGATTTGTCTTTCCCTTGTTGGTTCAAATTTTCAGCAAGGGGACAGTTATTGCCACGAGTCCAAGGGGCGCAAGCGCCCTGGTCGGCTGGCGCCTCCTGAACGTCAACGGCCTTACGAACCATTTTCCACTTCATCGCATGCGTGCAAATCCGGCCCTCAATAATCGGGGACCAGATGCCATAAATACGGATGCCGTGATCGCCATAGGCTGATGGCTCGTCATTGAGTTCATAAGCCGTGCGGACCAGGTGATGTTTACGCGGAACCAGTACGCCGCCCTGTTTCATGATGTAGGTGGCAAAACACCCGGCATCGGCTGCCGCCAGCACGGCATCCAGACGCGGGTTATCCAGTACCGGCGCACCGGCTTTTTTATCGGCCTGCTGTCGCGCGGCCTGGCCTGCCAGCAAACGCAGCTCGCGGTATGCCTGACGCCCCGGAATACCGAAAAAGCGGAATTGCTGGACGCGATGCAGCGAAGCCCAGGCATTGACATGTTCGGCATTGTCCCGCAGTGATCTGCCGGTTTCTTTGCTGATTTCGTTAGCAAGGCCACGCCCGTCGATGTTCTTACTGATGTACTTCGCGATGTAGCTGGTAGGCGTCCCCTTGAGCGGGTTGATCAGCTCAGATTTAAAGCGCGGGCCGGTATTATTTCCCAGCTCCTCGCGGTCCTCACGGATGGCAAATTTACGCAGCAGCGCAGTGATGGACTTGCGGTCTTTTTTGCGCATGAAGCACAGCAGGTGCCAGTGCACGGTGCCGTCATGGTGTGGCTCAGCAACGCGGACGCCATACCAGCGCAGCCCGGCTTTGTGCATCGCCTTACGGAAGGCGGCGAACATATTCACCAGATAATCGCTGCTCTGCCGGACCGTGGCACTGGTCCATTTAGGGTTTGGCCTGCCGTTATTGAGCGTTGCGTGAAAGCGTGACGGACAGGTGATGGTATAGAACACGGCGCATTCACCACGCATTTCTGCGATCAGCTCCAGCCCTTTAACGCAGGCCATCATTTCGTTGCGCCGGTGTGCCGGATTGCTGCTGCTGGCGTTTACCACGTCTTCCATATCCAGCGTATCGCCCTGCTCATTGGTCAGTTCATGCGAGCGGAAGAACTCCAGCGATTTGCGGCGCTGTTCGCGTTTATGGATCACGGCCTCATAGCTGACATACGGAGACGCCTTTTTGTTAACCAGGCAGACGGCGCGCAGCTGTTCTTCTCGCCATTCACACCGCATCTGCCACAGCTTGCGATACCACCAGTCAGCACAGAGCATACGGGCAAGCGAACCCGGAATAAGTTCGTACGGGACCGGGTTACGGCGGTGCTTTTTACGGCGCAGCTGCTCGAAAGCAGGCGGGATAACATCAAGGCACATGGCCTCAGCGGCCACCCTTTCCCATGACCGGCGGATCTCTTCCGGCGTAACGTCTTCATCCGCAAACAGCTCACCGCAGGCAGCATCCAGACACATGCTCATGTGTGCCGCCACCAAGGTAGATAACCGCTTAACCTGATCCTGGTTCATTTCCGGCAGAACCAGCAGGCCCTCCAGCCCGTCGTGGCTCGCCATAAAGCGGAATGACGCAGAAACCTGGCTTGCACGCACGCGCTCCAGGCGTTCGAGGCACGGCCTGATGGTTTCACGCAGGTAGCGGGAATAGGCTTTTGCTCTGCCCAGACTATGGAAATATCTAATCCGCTCCAGCAGAGGCTTGCTGATATGGGACGGCATGGCGTTAACGTCAGCCAGAATGACCAGATCGGGATTAAAACGCTGCTGCTCGCGTGCCATTTTGGCATGGCTAATCAGCCGGTCCTGCTCCATTTCACGCTGAACAGGATCACGGGCTTTATTGTAGAAATAGCGTTCCCAGACCTCATCGCTCATCGCCTCACGGCGCAGCTGCTCCTGCTCGTTGTCGCTGGCGTAGAGAGCGAGCAGGTTTGAAAGCGCAGACACCGGCGCAACTTCCGCCGGGTCCAGATATGGGTTAATCGCCTTTTTAGGTATATTCCAGGCAAAAGCAGCGGCGGAATCTTCTGCTCCGCCGTGCTTTTCAACTTCGTGATGACTCACGCGCGCACCTCATGCACGACAGAGCAATCAGGTCCGCCAGCTAGATCAAAGCCAGCCCATACTCCCGGCTTCAGTACAGCAATAAGTTCGTCAGCACTTTTTCCTTCGCCCGCAGCAACGCCGATGCTGCGCTTTACGTTAATGCGGTCATGAGTGAAATTTCGATACAGGGAACGAGTCAGAGAAGTGTCGCTGTTCGAAACAATGACCGAATGGCCTTCTGATGCCCGACGCTCAAGGATAGACGCCAGATGATACTGATCATCCTCGGTAAATCCGTCAGTGTGGTAAGTGGAAAATGTACCGTCATACGGAGGATCGCAGTAGATAACATCCCCCGACTCCAGCATTGCCAATGTTTCCTCATAGCTGGCGCAAATGAAGGTGGCACGCTTTGCCTTTTCGGCAAATGCTCTGATTTCGCTTTCCGGGAAATAAGGTGCTTTGTAATTACCGTATGGGACGTTGAAATGACCTTTAAGGTTATAACGACATAAGCCACGGTAACCATGACGATTAAGAAAAATAAACATAGCTGAGTGGCAAACAGCGGGCCAATCACGACCATGATTAAACTCTTTTCGAATATCGTAATAGCATTCTGCTGAATTATTTTTAGCAAATAGGTCTTTAGCTATAGATATCAAATGGTCAGCGTCGTCTTTAATGACACTGTATAGATTAATTAAATCAGGATTCACATCAGCAACAAGATAATGAGGATACTCTGTCGCCATCATCACAGCGCAGGAACCCGCGAAAGGTTCAACCAGTCGCGGGCCTGCAGGCAGGTGCTTTTTCAGCTCATGCATGACGGCGGTTTTATTGCCCGCCCATTTTAGGATGGTGCTCATACAGCCCCCCCATTGTAATGTTTGCCTTTCAGCTCTGCGATTTCCTGACAGGTGATGCAGCACTGCACGCCAGGAATAGCGCGGCGGCGGGCAGGCGGTATTGGTGCGTCGCAGTCAATGCACAAGACACGGGAAACGCCCGGCGCTTTACTGCGGGCGGTGTGGATGTGCCGCTGGAGTTCTTCTTCAACGCGCTGCTGTACGAGGTCCATAGAATCAGCCATCAGTGGATCTCCTGCGCTTCGTTCTGGATGTTTTCCGCAGCAACGCGCAGCAGCTCCGCCGCCTCAACGTAATTAAGCTGGCGCGATGTAATGTGACACGCCAGGCTATCAAGACGGGCAGCCATTGCCGCAGCACGTGCGCGGCGTTCTTCCATGCGGGCCTCTGTCAGTATCTGGTTAAGACCTGCATCATCCGGGCCGATTTTGTTGGAACGAGTTTCGATATTTCGCATTGTTGTTTCTCCTGAATTTTGGCAAAAGAATGCCCGACGGGTTTACGCCATTAATTTCTGTTACTGGTTAATTCGGCATGGATAGCCGCTTTGGAAATAAGCTCACCACTGCACGAAAATGGTTCATTGCTTTTATCAGCTCCCGCTTTTCGTCAGTCGTCAGCTCATTCATATTGACGTTATGACGATCCGCCGGAATCTTAGCCATAAAGAATATGGCGGCTAAGGCACGCTCATTTTGTTTATGGTTAATATCTCGCTGGTCCCGCATATCGCTAATAAAACGCTCCAGTTCAGGTTCTATATTCAAGCCGAACACTTTCGCCCTTAGCTCTGCAATATGATTCAGGCCATCCAGCCGATGTCCCGGACTTAGTGGAACAGTCGCAGAATCGCCTTCAATAGCCATGGTTTCCCCTGTTTATTAGTACGCAGTTCAGCCAGCAGCGCATCCTGCGAGCGGCACGGGTGCCAGCGCTTGCCATCTTTACCCATGATCCAGCCATGCCCGAAATGCGGTGATGGACTTTGCTTAACGAGCAGCGATGCGATTGATGGTTGGTTATTCAACATAGCCACCTCAGATCAAACCAAACGAGGCACCCAGGCCAGTGACTGTATCAATGGTGCTGGCCATCGCCGGGCTTGCCTGCAGGCGCGCCTGCAACGTCACTGCGGTTAATGCCATCAGTCGAGTAACTGAATTGATGCTATCAACAATCTGGCGGCGCCCTGCCGTAGTGTGCGCTTCGCCGGAAACAGCGCCGGCAGCCACGCGGCCAATTTCTGCCGTGGCTTTTAGAACATAATCCGGCATCTTTTCGCGCGCGACTTCGTTTAGCGGCACGCACGGGAGGCAGTGGATCTGCGCCAGGAAACCATCAACCAACGCTGAATCCTCGGTCAGATCAGTAAGCAGCCAGATTTCCGGCGCGGTAAGTTGGTGCGGTTGGTCCGGGTTAAGCTTATTGCGCAGAGTCTGAACATTCATCCCGGCACGCCCTGCTAGCTTCGCCATATTGTGACGCAGTGCGAAAGCGCGGCATGCTTCATCAAAGTGAGGATGTTTGGAAATCTTATAATCAAACATGTGAGCCCCTTAAAAAGTTCTCATAATCGAACTTACTGACCAACAATGACGCGGAAGTTGGAATGACCAAGAGACTCACGGACCTGATCGGTTTTGTACATTAAGTAACGCAGGCTTACGCGACCTTTATTTTTCTCTTTTTTAACCATGTACTTAGCAAGCTGACCATGATGAATTTTTTGATATACAGAGCCACGGGAAATACCTTCCCACTCCGCGAACTCTGCAGGCGTAGCCATCTCTTTTGGTACTCGAATTGAAATATCTGTGCTCATAGTGCAGTATCTCTTAGTTTTAGTGCGTTTTATGATGTTCAACCCCAACTTCCAAACTCTCACTTTAGAAGTTGGACATAAATTACGATCCCGATATTGGATTGTCAAATGGAGAGTTCAACTTGAAGATTAACAGCGGTACAAATACGGGAGGAAGGGAAGCTATCAAAAGACTAATGACTGCCTACGGTTTCAATACTCAGATTGCTTTAGTTGAGCACCTTCAAGCTTCTAAAAGCACTATGGCAAACAGGATGTTACGCGACAGCTTCCCTGCTGACTGGGTTATCCAATGCGCTCTTGAAACAGGCATTTCTTTGCTCTGGTTAACAACAGGGCAAGGCGAGATGTACCCTCAGGCAGAAGAAAAAAATAAGTCCAAAAACGAGAGCAATCACACAGTACGCCCCCTTTCTAAGATTGTCGTCCCGCCAGTGAAACAGGTAACGATAGAGGGTGGTACTTTTGATGAACTGGAGGATATTTATCTTGATCAGGGGCTGATTTCAGGTAAAGCAGAAGAATGTTTGTACGTAAAAACGACTGAAGGGGATTACGTTATTGATACCTCTACAAAACAGCTCAGTAACGGAATCTGGCTTATCGATATTGATGGAATGAAAAGTATCGTGAAGATTGCCCGCATCCCAGGGAATAGAATTATTGTCCATCAAGATGATACCTCTTTTGAATGCTCTGTCGACGACGTTGAGGTAATTGGCCGCGCAGTAAAAGTCATTAAGAGCATTTAATTATGACGATCAGAAAGCAGCCGAACGGAAAGTGGTTATGCGAATGTTATCCGAACGGACGTGACGGGAAGCGTGTGCGCAAGCAATTTGCGACAAAGGGCGAGGCTGTAGCATTCGAAAATTTCACCATGGATGAAGTGAACAAAAAACCATGGCTGGGTGAAAAGGAAGATCGGCGGCGTTTGTCAGAATTGATTGAGCAGTGGCACTCCCTTTACGGCCAGACACTGGCAGACCCTAAGCGCCTAATGGCGAAACTGAATATTATCTGCCATGGCCTGGGCGATCCCGTCGCCTCTGAGTTAACCGCCGGAGACTTTACAAGATATCGCGAAGCACGATTAAAAGGTGAATTACGTAACGAAGACGGCGGGCTGATGTCGCCAGTAAAGCCCCGCACGGTAAACCTGGAACAGCGTAACTTATCATCAGTTTTTGGCACTCTGAAAAAGCTGGGCCACTGGTCAGCGCCTAACCCGCTCGCCGGGTTACCAACATTCAAAATAGCAGAGGGAGAACTGGCGTTCTTGGCCCCGGACGAAATTAAACGCTTACTTGATGCCTGCGCTGACTCTCAAAACCCTAGCTTGCTGATGATTGCAAAAATATGCCTCGCCACCGGTGCACGGTGGAGTGAAGCCGAAAACCTGCAGGGACATCAGTTATCAAAATTCCGGATCACCTATACCAAAACCAAAGGCAAGAAAAACCGAACAGTACCGATATCTCAGGATCTGTATGACGAACTCCCCAAAAACAGAGGGAAGCTGTTCACGCCATGCAGAAAAGCCTTTGAGCGCGCAGTTAAACGCGCTGGTATCGACTTACCAGAGGGGCAATGCACCCACGTGCTTCGCCATACCTTCGCCAGCCACTTTATGATGAACGGCGGAAACATACTGGTTTTGCGCGATATTCTGGGTCATGCCGATATAAAAATGACGATGATTTATGCGCACTTTGCACCAGAACATCTTGAAGACGCTGTAACTAAAAATCCATTAAATAACATCTGAAGGTATTTATGTTAATAAAAATGCAGCTAATAAACGAATTAGAGCATGACTTTTCAGTTTTAACCAGTTATATAACTTCTCAAAACAGCAGGGGGCTCACTGATATCAATAAGGAAATGGAAGAATACTTACTCCCTATCCTTAATGTTGTATATAAAGCTAACCTCATCAACCTTAATAAATTTAAATATAACTACCCAGCAATAGATCTTGGTGATATAAAAAGCAAACGTTGTGTACAGATAACATCTACTAGTGGAAAGACGAAATTTGATAAAACCATCGAAAAATTCATATCACACAATATTAACTCAACCTATAACCATATATCATTTGTAATTATAAACACAGGAGGAATAAAAAAACAGAAGCACCCCACATTATCCACAGATTACATTAACTTAACAGATCTACTTAAAGAAATATCAAACCTCGACATTGAAGAAATAAAAAAAATATTAAACCACTCAAGAAAAAATATATTTAGACATGAAAATACAAATGATAAAACTCATGAATTATTAATTGAGATATGTGATAAAATTATTGAAAACAATATTTTTAAAACATGGAGTCATTGGACATCATATATTCAAGGTTGTTACATACCCAAACTACATGAAAATACAGTAAACTCCATCGATTACCTATCAAAAACTATACAACTTACTCGATTCCCTAACACATCCGTTTCGATTAAATTAAAAAAAGAGATTGAAAATGTAAGCGACGCATTGGTTAAATTGAAAATAAAAATTTTATGTAATTCACAAAAGTTAGCAGACAACTCTTTTCAAATAATTAAATATCACTCTGAATATTATTTTAATGAAAATTATGGCCAAGATTATCAAAAATACCTCACTCTACTTAGTGAAATATATTCACTGCTAAATGACGTGTCAGAATCATTAAATTCATTTAGTGATTATATAATTGAAAATATTGATCAAAAATATATAAAATTATTACCAAATTTTAACTTAAATATTCATGAATAA